TAGGTGAACAGATGTTCAATCAAGCACAAAACAGGGGGTCAGAGACTGGTATAAGCAATCCTAATGACCCGTGTAGAATCTCTAATCATAGGTCTGTCAAGGGGTATTCGGGTCGAATCATAGGCTTGTCAAGTAGGATTCAAATCCAATCCTGTAATCATAGGTAAGGATATAATGTATCAACCATATACCAATCATATAATGTAAAACAATTGTAAAAATGCGATTAGACCCCTCTGGCTTCGATTCTAAGGGGGGTATGCAAAGGGTCTATACCCTGCTATCAACTTCCCGTTCACCTGTTCAAGTGTTCACTAGTGTACCCCTAATCTGTAAAGGAACTTGGCACGCTCTCTGCTATGCGGGCGGGCGTTCACTAACAGGTCGAAAGCCCCCCCTCTAAAATAAATCGAAAATAAATGAGATAGGTCTTGAATCAGTAATACACCGTCCTACGGTACAGGTCGTTCCTTGGCTCTTCGGTTCTCCTTCGCTCCCTCGCTCTCGCCCACGGGCTTCCACGCAGACGCTTGGCTGAAGGTTTCAGCAGGACATCCCTGCCTTGGCTAAAACCGATTCCAGTTACCCGTTATTTCTCATTCTAGATTTCTCCCTAAGTCCGCAATCGAACGGAAAGGCATCTAGATAATATCTAAAGGACGAAACACGGGGTGGCGTAAAACCCACCCTGTTGTCTAGCGGTCAAACCGCTACTGACGAGTCCTAGTCAGAATTAAACAGGACACAGCCAGCGTCTGCTCACGCTCTTCCCTCACGGGTCGTATTCAAAACCAAAACAAACCAAAAATATGAAACCTCAAATGAACCCCACGGTCGCTGACGAAGCGGTCGAACTGATGGATACCCGCATCGACTTCACGGTCGTGCAGGAAGCCCTCACGCTCCCCGATGGTACTCCGACCGACTACTTCGCCAATCGCCGTACCGACAACGGTGCAGTCCTTGGCGTGGTCACTCAGCAGTACCGTCCGATGCAGAACGCTGACCTCTTCGGCTTCGCTGAAGACTTGTTCAAGAACAAGGGTCACCGCTTCATCAACGCAGGTGCAACGGTGCTGAAGGGTGGCTCGCAGGTTCGTGCCAAGTACCGATTCCCCGACCTGTCGGTCACGGTGGCTGGTCAGCAACATCAGTTTCAGTTGATGGTGCAGAACAGTTTCGATGGAAGCCTCAAGGTCTCCTTCGACCTCGGACTCTTCCGAATGCTCTGCTCCAACGGAATGAAGATTCCTGCCTTCGCTGGTTCTACTGTAAGTCTAATGAAGAAGCACACGGAGTCGATGTCCCTCGCCTTCGCCTCCGATGCGTTCGACTTCAGTCTCAAGTCCTTCCACAATTCTGTAGAAGTCTTCGAGAACTACAATCGCCAGCGTCTGACGCAGGTCGAAGGTCACAAGGTTCTCAACGGTCTGGTAGTCCGTAAGGCGATGGCTGAACGGATGGCAGAATCGGTACGAGCAATCTGGGATAAGCCCACGCACAAGGAAGATGAATCCAGAAATGTGTTCAACCTCTACAATGCCGTGACCCAGCATCTGACGCACGAGGTTGCTCCGACCCGCTTCAGTCTCTCTGAGCGTGTCTCGGTCGCTGTGACTGACGAACTGACGAAGGGAGTCCGCAACGGAATCTCCAGCCTGTTCGTGGATGCCCTCGCTCCCCGCAAGCCCCGCAACTACTCCAACAACTAATCCAACCGACAAAGGGGAAGGGCAGACAACTCTGCCCGACCCCAGCGTCACCAAATCCTAACTACAAAAATGAAAACCGCAGAAGAATATCAGAAGCAAATCAAGATGATTGCAGACCACATCGGATTGCTTGAACGCACCCTGCTCAACGCCCAGATGAATGAGTATCCCGATTTCCCTCACATCAAGGCGTGCCGTAGTTGCATCAGCAACCTTGAGACGAAGATGAAGTATGTCTCCCGCCAACGCAAGAAGGCTGAACGCCTCGAAGCCCGTGAGGATGCCTACCTCAAATCTATGAAATCCTAACCCGTCACCAAATCCTAACTACAAAATAATATGAAAAACCTAATCACTAAAATGTGGGAAGAACTGATGTCCGCTGAATACTTCATCGGCAAGGTCGATGAATATTCTGAATCGAACACGAACTTCCATCCGCACAAGGAAGCCTGTCGGTTGCTGGAAGATAATATCTACTTCATCAATCGTGGTCTGACTCCGATGCGTGAAGTCCTTGGCGAGCACCCTCCTCTTGAGGGTAGTGGCATCGATGGCTTCATCTGGCTGGCTCTGAATGACGAACAGGCTTTCACGGAAACCATCAAGCAAGCCATCTACACGGCTCGCAGGGTCGAGTCCGCTTCCGCTGACGCTGGTTGCTTCACGCTCGCTGACTTGGTTCACGAATTCAAACGCAGTCTGGAAACTAAACTGCACGAATACCAGAGCAACCTCGCACAAGAACATTACGAGCGAATCAACGACATCTAATCCACATATCTAAATCCTAACTACAAAATCCTATGACCGAAATCCAAATCCAAATCGCACAGGCTCAAGCCTATGCGTCTGCTTGCCTCCGCAACGCTCTCGATGCTGACCAGAAAAACAAGGGTGGCTTCGATGGCTCGCAGTACAAGGCGTGGAACGACTACGATGACGCTCTGACTAAACTCCACGACCTCATCGCCAAGACCAGCGTCTACGATGCCCCTACGGAGCACGACTCCCCTGCCCGTCTGGAGCAGGTGAACGAACTCCCCTCGGACGAATCCTAATCCACATATCCAAATCCTAACTACAAATATCCTATGCTCCTCGATGCCCTCGCTGGTATCGCCATCACGCTCCTGTGCTGGCTGATTGCAGTCGCTGTCCTGTCCCTCTGACAGCCCCCGTGTCCGTCCTCTGACCCCTCAAGCCCACCCTGTGCCTAACCCGCCTCGGTGGGCTTTCTTGTTTAGTGATTAGACCAGCCTCCACGCCCCTCTGAGCCTGTATTAATCCTTTGCCTATACCCTAGCCTACCCCAGCCCGTCCAAGGGCTTCCTAGGGCAAGCCAGACCCTTTCCCCGACTACTGAACACCCGTTCACCTACCTGTTCCAGCCAATCCAATCCCCTGCTTTTACAATCTTTTTACATTTGTTAAGTAATTGTAAATAATCTTTTAGTGGAATGGGTAACCACCAACAGGCTACCTTCTATAAGAAGTCTTTTATAATTCTATTATAATTCTTTTATAATAATCTTTTAGTCTTTTATCTTTTACCTTTTACATTTGTAAATAACAGACCTCACCCCACGGGGGGCGGGGGTCTTTATCTTTTAGTCTGACGCTACATAATACCCATCCACTCAGATACTTTTTTTATACTAAAAAGCATCACTAAGACTAAGCGTAGCGTGACTTGAAGCGACTACTGGTAGGAGCGTCAGGGGGTTATTAGGGGGTTGATAAGGTCTTCAGTCAAGGAGCATCGTGTGAACAATCCGTTTCCGAATGATTCATATGGTGCTTGACACAAGGATAAGTAAATCCCTTAACAATCCCTGCTGTTCACCCCCTCAGTCCCCCAATTCTGGGGGAAGGGATTTTTTATTTCTCTGTTGACTCTGATTCTCTCTGGGAAGATAACCCTGTCGTTCTTTGACCTTTGCCTTGTTAGCACAGCGGTAGTGCGTCTGTTTTGTAAACAGAAGGTCGTTGGTTCAATCCCAACACAAGGCTTTCTTTGAGTGCAGTCTGGTCACAGGCTGAGTATAATAAGTTGATAGGTTCATCAATGGCTCACAGCGTAAACTAATGGCAACGATATTTATACTGGTCAACCCCACTCTCCCATCTACAACCCGTTACTTAATGGATAAAGTCCCTGCCTTCTAAGCAGGTCATCTAGGTTCGATTCCTAGCGGGTTGATTCACAGACTTATGGTGTAACGGTAGCACAGGAGTTTTTGGTACTCCTTGTCGGGGTTCAAATCCCTGTAAGTCTATTTACAGTAAGAGTGGTGGAACGGTATACACGACTGACTTAAAATCAGTTGCCACACGGCTTGCGGGTTCAAGTCCCGCCTCTTGCACATTCACGGGGGTGTAACTCAGCGGTCAGAGTGGAGTCTTTATAAGGCTTAAGTCGGTGGGTTCGATTCCCCCCACCCCTACCTTTACAGTTGACAGTATTCTTAATCCATAGATAAACAGCACATGAAAGAAAAAGCCTTGTCGCTCGCTCTTGGTCTCTCTAGGGACTTGCTCAAGGAACTCCGTACCTCCTACGAGGAGGGTGTGCATTGGAGCAGGACAGAGTCCCGCAAGCCCCAGACGCTCTGGGAGGTCGAGTGGTCTGACAGCGGTGTTGCCCTCCTCCGTGAAAACCTAGGCATCGCTAAAGAGGAGACCATCGCCTCCCCAGAAAAGAAGCGTGGCACAGTCTACTGCAAGTACCGCAACCCACGCATCATCGGTGTGATGATTGATGGTCAACAGCACTCCGTACTCTGCCGTGAGTCCGTGAAGTTCGGCATCGGTATGCCCGTTGATGTCCGCTGGGACGGAGCACGATGGGTGGTCGTGCGACATCCGAGGTTCAACGGAAAGTACTAATATAAAAAAATTTTAAAACCATAGTGATGCAACAATGGAATCTCCAGATGATATTGAAGACGAAGACGAGATTCCCTTCCAAGAACTAATATGGCTTTCTCTCCGACACCGCATCCGATACTTGTTACTCCTTCCGAGGATGACATCAAGAGGCTTGCGGAGAAGGTGGGTTCTGAGAAGGTCGCTGAGATTCTCAATTTAAGAGAGGACAAAATCCTCGCAGAAAAACTTGACCCGTATAGGCACGGGTTCGACTTGCCGCATTGGAAAGAAGCAGACCAGTTGCTAAAGGAGAACAATGAAGTTCTCATCCTTGGCGGTAACCGAGCGTCCAAAACTGAATGGGCGGCTAAACGCATTGTCCAGACGCTTATTAATATTAAGGATGCTAGGGTGTGGTGTCTGCACACTACGAACCAGTCTAGCATCCAGATGCAACAGCCTGTAATTTTCAAGTACCTACCTTCTGAGTTCAAAGACCTCAAGAAGAACAAGGTGCAGAATGTCCAGTACACCCAAAAGAACGGGTTCTCTGACAACACATTTATTCTACCGAACAAGAGCCAATGTTTCTTTATGAACTACGCTCAGAAGCGGGATGTCATCGAAGGCGGTGAGGTTGACCTCATCTGGTGCGATGAATTAGTACCTTTAGATTGGATTGAAACGCTGAGATATCGTATCGTTACTCGTTTCGGTAAGTTAATTACAACCTTCACTCCAATCACGGGTTACAGTAGCGTTGTAAAGGAGTATGTAAGCGGAGCAAAAATTCTGGAGAACAAACCTTCTCCCCTTCTGCCCGACAACATAAATGTAAACGGATGCCCCAGAGGTACGATGCCATACAAGGCTAAGTCCCATGTCCGTCCAGCCGCAGTAATGTGGTTTCATAGCGAACTCAACCCGTACAACCCTTTCGAGCAGTTGAAGAAGACGCTCGCTGGGAAGAAGCCTTATGAAGTCAAAATCCGAGCGTATGGTTGGGCTGATAACATCAGCGGAAGCCAGTTCCCCCGTTTCACCGAAGGGGTCAATGTCGTTAAGGCAGAACAAGTCCCAGAAGAAGGAACTAACTACATGGTCGTTGACCCAGCAGGGGCTAGAAACTGGTTCATGCTTTGGATGCGAGTTGATAAGTCTGGAGATATGTATGTATACCGTGAGTTCCCAGATTCATCGGATGGCGAGTGGGCTTTACCTGCTTCTGAGCCAGACGGCAGGGCTGGTACTGCCCAGCGTAACGGTGCTGGACGCTCTCTTGCGGAATACAAGGCACTTGTCCTTGAACTAGAGAAGGGCGAAGAAATCTGGGAGCGTTACATCGACCCTAGGGCTGGAGGCTCTAAGGCTGTGACCGAAGACGGTGGCACTACCCTCATCGATATGCTTGATGACGGGGAAACCCCTATGCACTTTCAGCCAGCCGCAGGAATTAGAATTGAACAGGGCGTTGCCTTAATCAATGACGGCTTCTCCTACGATATGAACCAAGATATAACCCCTTTGAACAAACCTAAACTCTACATCAGCGAATCATGTCAAAACTTAATATACTGCCTCAAGGAGTGGACGGGAGCAGACGGAGAGAAGGGGGCAACCAAAGACCCTATCGACTGCCTCAGATACTTGATGGTTATGAATCCAATTTACCAAGGCGGGGACGCAATGCAATCATGGGGTGGAGGAAGTTACTAATGGAAATTTTCTTCCCAGCCCTCTTGTCTCGTCAGAAAGCGATGCTCTTTACTGGTTTCGGACGGAAAAGGCTTGAGTCCCTTGCCAAGAAGGGTCAAGTACGCACATTTACCACCAGCGGTGGTCACAAACGGTACTTCCGAAATGACCTCACTAAATTTTTAAATGAAATCTTACAAAAATAACGAGGACGAACTGGTTTTTGCCAGCGATACCCCGAATATCCCTTATCTTTACAAGGAATACCAGCGTTCTACACAGAATGGGGGTAATACCGCAAACATCGCTGACAACGATGACATTCGCCTTGCTAGATGGGCTGGTCAGACGGATGACGGCAAGAAGCACAGCGAAGACCGCATGAACGGTGACGGGGCTTTCCCGTTTGAAGGTGCGTCTGATGTGCGTTGCCGACTGGTTGACCGCACTATTAACGACCTTGTGTCGATGATGGTCACAACTTTTGACAGATGCCAGATTAAGGTCAAGGGTACTGAGTTCTCTGATTCCGAAAACTCCGCTACCGCTAATGTGCTGATGTCGTGGCTCTTAGAGTCCCGCATTCGCTCTGAAGTCCGCAAGGAAGCGGAACTCCTCGCCCAGTACGGTACGCAGTACGGTTGGGCTGGACTCCATGTTATCTGGGAGCAGGAGATGGGTACACGATTCCAGAACATCCGCATGGATGACCTCGTTGCTATGGTTCAGCAAGCGGTTCAGCAGAACCCCGAAGCCACCATCAAGGATTTGCCAGCCGCCATTATGAATCCAGAGCAGGAAGACTATGCTGTGGATTTAATCATGCAGTATCTAAAGACTGTTGAGCCAAAGGCTGTCAAGAAGGCTGTCCGTGAACTCCGCAAGGATGGACACGCTAACATCCCAGAAACCTTTATCAGCAAGAACCAGCCCCTCATCGTTGCCCTCAAGCCCTACGATGAAATCTCGTTCCCGCCAGAAACTATTGAGATTCAGAAGGCTAGAGTTGTCTTCCGCAGAACCTATGTGACCGAAGTTGAACTTCGCTCTATGGCTCAGATGGAGGGTTGGTCTGACTCGTTTGTTGAGCAAGCCATTAACACAATGGGATTGCAGTCGCAGTTCAACGACCCTAATCTTCTCCCAGCCGCCGCCTTGATTAACTTCCAAGTCAGCCGACAAGATAACCTCATTGAATTAGTCTATGCCTACTCCCGCCTCATTGACGAAAACAACATCCAAGGAGTCTACCAGACCATCTTCTCGCCCCAATCCAAGAGCGAAGAGTACGCCTCTCACGGACTTCTCGGATATGCACATAACAAGTATCCTTTCGTTATCTATCGAAGAGAACGCACTCGTAGAGCGATTATGGAGTCTAGAGGAGTTCCAGAAATTGCTCAGACCGACCAAGAAGAAATCAAGGCACAGCACGATGCCATCCGTGACCGAACAGCGTTCACGACCTTGCCACCTATTCTTGTTAAGAAGCGACTTGGTGGTATAAATAAAATTGCCCCAGGAATTCATCTTCCTGTTACAAGTGCGGATGACTATCGTTTCATGCCCACTCCCACAGGGGATTCTGTTACTGCGTTCACGCTGATTGACCGTGTTGAACAGAACCACGCTTCGTACTTTGGTCTTCCTCACCCGAACATCATGCCTCAGAAGACGCAGACCACACAGCAGTTCATTATTAATAACTGGCTGGATGTCTGGAGCGAATCCTTTGCTATGACCTTCAGTCTGATGCTACAGTATATGCAACCCGATGAAATCGAAGGCATTACTGGCAAGGCTCTTCCGCAGAATATGTCGAGCGTGAGCAATATGTTCGACTTTCAAGTCAAGTACGATGTCCGTGAACTCGACACAAACTTTGTCATCGAGAAACTCAAGGCTATCACCCAGTTCGTCCTTCCCCTCGACAACGGTGGCGTTATCGACAAGAACAAGTTGGTCAAGGCGGCTATTGAGGCTATCGACCCAGACAAGGCAAAGGAACTCATCATCAACACAGGCACAGCCTCGCAGTTGCTGTATAAGAACATCCAGTCTGACCTAGGCTTGATGATGCTTGGTAACGAAGCCCAGTATGTCGAGAACGACCCGTCTGCGGCTTCCAAGATGCAGTACCTCCAAGACATCATGGGCAAGAACCCCAAGGCTCAACAGGCTATGCAGTCCGACCCGCACTTCCGTGCTATGCTGGAGAACTATATGAAGAATCTTCAGATGTCCGTCAGCCAGCAACAGAACAAGCAGATTGGTCGTACTGGCGTTACCCCTGTTGCAGAACAGGCTGGTAACCAGATGCAACAGCAGATTCAACAGGCTAACGATATGCAGGGTGAACAGGAGCAACAGATGCAATGAGTTATCCACAACAAATCATTGTAGGTTTCTCCTTTGAAAAACAGAATGAACTCTGGAAAGCCGTCCATCTCCTACTCGATGCTTCTATTGATTCTGAAGTTGCAAATGCTATCTCTAAAGAAAATAAGGGCGAAGACCGTGCTTGGCATTGTGGCAGAGCCGAAGCCCTTACCGCCTTCAGAGAAATCTTGATGAACACCCGCAATGATGTTCTCCGTGACCAAGGAAGACCCTCAGAAGACCATTCCCCATCGGAAAACGGTATCTGACATAGTAAGTTCTTGCTTACAAACAAATTTAGCCGTATCTGGCTGATAGTTCTGGGACTATAACACCCTGCCTACAAATATAGGACTTTAGACCTTATCTAATGAATACAGACAATCAAGCCGACCTTAGCACGGCACAAAATAACGCTACGACTCCCGAAGGTACATCCACTCCCTTCGATATCAGTAAACTCGCTGACATAGTTAGCGATTCGTTCCTAGGTGGTAAGGAATCGAGTGCGGAGTCACCCGCAGACGAAAACGGTGATTCGGAGGCTCAAGCGACCTCTGAGGACGATGTTCATTCACAAGAAACCGAAACAACTAACGACCAGTTCCAGTCCGAAGACTCCGAGGAAACCGAAGAAACCAAGTCTGAAGATGATGAAATTGAGCGTGGGTTGCCCAAGGGAGTCAAGAAACGCATTGACAAACTCTCCGCTAAACGCAGGGAGGCTGAAGCAGAAGTAGAAAGATTAAAGGGAGAAGTGGAAAGACTGTCGCAAGAGGCTACCAAGCCAGCACAGATTCCTACTGCCGACAATCCGTATGCCAACCTGTCTACGCTAGACGAAGTCAGCCGTGAGGCAGACCAAGCCAAGCAAATCAGACGCTGGTGCGAAATGAATCCCGATGGTGCAGTAGTTACGGGAAAAGATGGTTCTGAAACCGAGTATACCGCTGAAGAAGTCCGCAATATCAAGATTAAAGCCCTTGATGCCCTTGAGGAACACCTTCCGAAGCGAATGCAGTATCTGCAAAACTTCAATCAGATGGAGCAGGTTGCTTCCAAGGAATACCCTTGGTGGAAGGACAAGTCAGCAAAGGAAAGACAAATTGCTGAATCCTTTATCAAGCACTTCCCAGAAATCCAGAAATTCCCAGACTATAAGATGGTGGTAGGAGATTACATCCGTGGCGTAAATGCCCGTGAAGCCAAAGGCAAGTCCTCTGGTACTCCAATCAAAGCCCCATCCCAGCCGAGACCTTCAGCCGCCCCTGCGAGAGTTCCTGCAAAGGACGCTCAGTCGCAAGCCGCCCAAAAGCGTTTTACTGTTTCTGGCAACCGAGATGACCTATCTTCTATAATCGCTAAACGATTCCTGTAATCATTCAAAAACCTAAAACCTATATACTAATATGGCTAACCTCACAGAACCCTCCTTTACCTCTGGTAAGAGAGAAGAACTCGCAGACCTCATCGCACTTGTCGATGCCAAAGATACCCCCTTCACCTCTATGGCGAAGAAGGGTAGCAAACCTGGAAATACCCTTTTCAGATGGCAAGCCGACTCTCTGCCTACCCCCAAGATGACTGGTACAGTCGATGGTACGGATGTCTCGTCCTATGACAACTATGTCAAGGATGGCTCGACAACCTATCGTGCTGAACTCAGCAACTACATCCAAATCTTCAGACGCTCCGTCCGTGTCTCTCCTCTCACACAGGATATCACGACAGTCGCTGGTGTGCGTGATGAACTCGCTAACAATGTTGCCAAGGGCATCCAAGCCCTCAAGCGTGACATGGAAGTCACCTTCTGCTCTAACAATGGTGCTCAAGCCGATGCTGGTGGCTCGACCCCCTACCTCACCCGTGGTCTCCACAAGTGGTTACAGCCGATTGCCTCTAAGGATTCTGTCCTTCCTGTCATCGACCAGTTCTGCACCCCTACGGCTAATCGTTCGACTGTTGGTACAGCCGCCCTCACAGAGTCTGTCGTGCAGGATTTGCTCACAGGCATCTACTCCCAGACTGGTCAATACAGAGATTATGACGCTCTGGTTGGCACAGCCCTCAAGAGAGCCTTCACAAACCTCGTCTTCACATCCTCGTCCACAACTAACGCTTCAACCAACACATTCACTCAGAATGCTGTTCGTACTCTGAATCGTGAGTCTGACTCGACATCCTACATCTCGTCTGTCGATATCTTTGAAGGCGATTTCGGTAAGTTACGCCTCCACCCTTCCCACTACCTCAAGGCTTCTTCTGGCGTTGGCTCGACCTTCGTTGGTTATGTCATCCCCTTCGACCAAGTTGAAGTGCGTTATGGTGGCAATGTTGCTGGTGTGACTGCCCTGCCTAACAGCGGTGGTGGTGAAGCCCGAATGATTGAAGCGGTTGCAGGTCTCTGTATCTACAACCCCCTCGCCTTCGGAGTCTTCGACTTCACAGCCTAACAACTGAGGTGTCAGACATAATCCAAAGTCTGGCTGATGCAATCCCCTCCCACCTTAGAAATAGGGTGGAGAGGGAACTCATCAATGGCTGGAGGATGGAGGAAGTCAAAGCCAAGAGCACAGCGAAGCAATCCGCTGTTTTTCGACACGCTAACGAGGCTAATAACATCGAAGGCGTTGGTCGGTTGAAAGCACAAATTCCTGTTCAAGCGTGGCACTACTGGGGTCAGCGTCTTGGGTACGAGTGCTGGGAAGATAATGCATTCCTAAACGAATTCCTACGGGACAACCCAGAAACAGCCGTTACCAATTATGCCAAGCGTACTTGTGTTAACGGTGCAATTTTCACAGGTGACGGATATCTCACATAATGAGAACATCGAACTACTCGCAAATCCTATTTGACGCTCTCCAGTATTCTGGAAACGACAGACACAACATCACGCATGAGACATTCTCTCAATTCCGTGACTTCAGTTCTGCTCGTATTCGTGAGGCTTGGGAATCTAACCAATGGGCAGATATCTGCCGACTGGTTGAGTTCACCACGACAACGGATGCAAATGGCGTTACCTCGTTCACGCCCGTTACAGAGGCTGATGAGATTCTTGGCGTGTTCTCTAAGAACCCGCAGGAAACGACAAAGGCTGTGCAGTTGGCGTATCAGATTTACGACAGCGGTACGGAGCGAAAGGTCGTAGTTGGAAACATCAGCGGTGGTTACTATCTCTATCGCAAGGACTGCATTGCCCTAGAAGGCGATTTATACAGCCCTACGGTTGTCTACTACCAAGGAGTCCAAGTCTATTTTGACTCTGGCTCTGGTACAGGCTCTTATGTTCCAGTCTTGGGCAAGCCCCACGCTGGCAATTTCTATACTTGCACCGTGGCTTCCACGACTGCTGGTCAAAACCCAAACACCCACCCTGCCTTTTGGACAAAGACTGATATCCCTTATATCTTCTCTGCGTTTATGGCTTGGGGGTCTGCCGCTAATTGGCTTGTTTCTGAAGGTCAGATTCAAGAGGCGGCTACCATCGAAGCCAAGGCTAACCAAGTCCTTGAGCAAGAATACGACAAGTTCCTGCGTCAACAGGGACAGTTCGGTAAAATCAACATGACAAACACTTACTAATACAATGGCTAACATCTCATTCACCTCCCCCTTCCTCCGTGGCTTCACCCACGCTACATTTACAGTAGGCACATCTGCCTCTACTATCCTTGACCACGCTGTCACCCCTATCAGACGGGTGAGCGTCATCATCCAGAACCAACACGCCACCGCTAAGATTACAGTTCGATTCTCTGAGTCTGGCTCTGACGGTCTGTTTGTTAAGGCTGGCGAAAGCATCTCGCTGGATAACTACAATGGTCACATCCGTTGTCTGTCTGATACCGCCTCCACCCCTGTTCATATCGCCTACGCTGTTTGCTAATGAGCGTAGACCTACATCGGATAGGCACAGGCATCTCGTCTGGCTCTAGCCGTAACGGGTTCGGGAACATCGTGTCGTTTCCTAGCGTCTCGTTCCCTGCCAATGGGTTGTTCTACCAGTCTTTAACTGGAGTTACTTATCTTGTCGCAGAAGGTGGTGAGTTTTTTGTTAGCCCTGCTGACGGGTCTAATGTTCCAAATGAAGTCTGCGATGTGGATGCCTACCACAATGGTTCTGGCGGTTTCTACAACGACTGGGCAAACGCCACAAATATTGCATACAAGCCAGCGGGGACAATTTTCTGGCAGGATACCACTATTTATACTGCAAACCCTGTTGAAGTTCCTGCT